TAACAGGTGACACAGAGGCACTGAGTGCCCACCCTGCTTTTCCACCTGTTCCGTAACTTGGGTGTTGTTCTCCGGCAACTCTAACCATTACAATTGGAGACTCCTCAGAAGCTAGCCATGCTTGAGCAGCATAAGCAGCATATGTGGGGCCTGTGGTGTTGCCTTCTCTCCAGATGTCGCCCTGTTCGCCAGTACCACCAGCAATAGGTGTACCAAAAACAGCAACAAAATCATCTAAGTTTCTAATTTTAACCGGTTTGTTCGCTGGTCCTTTTCGAGTACGGCCGATAATAATCGGACCTTCTTCATCTCTTTGGATCGCGATGTGACTTTGGTCAATCTCCCGCATTTCAATTCCGGGTGATAGGAAATCAAATTTTTTAGCCATGGACTAATTCTCCTTTCTTATTCTAATTCTTCTTAAATAGTCGTGGAAATTCTTAAAATCATTATATGTCTCTATATTTCTTGTTGTCGGTTTCCCACGGTTTTTCATCTCCGATGATAGATCTTTCTCTAACTATCTTCAATTCTACAATTGTTTCCTTCTTAATCACCTTGGGAACCTCTTCATTTGTCCCGTCCCCTAGAAGGTATCCTAATACTTTAATGTCAACTTTTGTTTGAAACATTCTTTCATCTTCTCCAAGGTTCGACATATTATTTCCTTGAGTGAAATCTTGTTGGATAAACGCTTCATATTGATGACCCTCTTGACGAATCAATAGCGCATTGATATTTCCCGTCTTTGTGGCAAACGGTGTCATCAAGTCGTTCATTTGCTGTTGATATTCAGTTCTGAGCGTTATAGAGTATGTGACCGTGACCCAAGTCGGAATCGGAGTATAAATCTCCTCGTATACAATCTTCTGGTTGTCTGATGGGTAGTGGTGTTGTCCTTCGTCCCTATGCACGTCAGCCGAAGCGAACTTTCTAGTCCCTTTACTGCTGGCCTTTGTAGCTACTTTTTGTTGGTGCTTTCTGTATCCTCGAGGACCGTTCGTATTTGGGAATATATTTGCTTGGTATGCTCCTTTAAAAGCCGGATCCTTTGCAAACGAGGTTCTCTCAACAGTTATCAACGGTAACTTGAGCTTTCCAACTTTATCACGGATCTCTTTCTCCTTAACATGAAAAGATCTCTCAGGAGATATCCACAAAACTGGTACTTTTTTAAACCCAGCATTGGTTTTTGTATGTAAATCAAATCCATTTTCTATCAAGTCATATAGAGCCATGTCTATTGTCTCAATTGCTGATGCCTTTATAACTATTTCTTCATTCGCCATTAAATAATCCATCCCTTGCTCTTATGCAGTCCGCTGTTATTTCGTATTTTGTCTCAATTTGGCCAAAAAGCTGTTTTGGTTCGTTGAGTTTTGTTATTTCGTAGTAGATCTCTCCATATCTGACAAAATCCCCTTCTCGTACAAAAAGGTTCTGGTCCTCTGTGAGTCTACGTTTGTGAAAGTGGACCGTTATTGTTGTCTTTTTATCAATTCCCACGCTTTCCATGAAAGTTGTTTCCACTCCACCATATTCTACTAAGGCAAAAACCCTAATTGGATGTAAAAAGTTCTTTTCAACTGCCTCACCATAAAGAGGGTGGAAGTTTGTGGTCTCCATGTCGATCGCAAAGTACAATACCTGCTGACCGACAACGCGCTCAATGATTTCATCATTGACTTGTTTAACTAAATTCTTTTCTTTCTCTCCGACAAACAATGGTGAGGGCGGATGAGTTGGTCTTGTCCATTTATCGCTCATTCAATTACCCCACAAATATCTTCAAAGGCGTTTTCCCTACAATAGCATCGGTATTGTCAACAAATGCTTTGTCTGATTCAGCTAATTTTGTGTATAGCATTTCATCAAGTTGTTTATTGAGTTCCTCTCTCAATGCGGTCTGCTCGGCTGCTGCTTGAGACAACAAATCTCCGGAATTTAGTGTCACACTGTCTCCGGGAATTGGGATTGAGCCACCAAATTTACCTCGAACTTGCCCCAAGGTTTCCTTAGATAGAGCTAATGAGAATCTACGTATCCATTGTTGTCCCATCGAATTGATACTCTCAAATGGAAGATTTTGGAATGGTAAATTATTCATGTTGTTGATACCGTTCACACCACTATCGTATGATCCTGTGGCGAAAGCATCATTGTCCTCGATTGTGAATTTAAACCAGAACTTTTCTGGTGAAACCTGATTGGGTGTCGGGAATAGTCTCAGTTTGTTGTCAATAATTTCATATGAATAATGCGAAGTTCTTGTGTATAGGTGGTCTTCAAACGACACTGCTTGTAGTTTGTTTTGCCATGCCGGTATCACTTGAAATGTTGAATCGTCAGCATATTGACCATAATTATGGAAGTCGCCCACAACATTCAGTCCGCCATAATAACCATAAAATCTCCACATTTGTTCTGGAGTTTTATAATACATTTCTTTGATTTTGATTCTTTTGTTTCCAACCAAACCAGCAAATGGTACACCACCAGCAACAGCACTTGCGCTGACTACACTTTGTAAATCATAATCTGATTGATCTGAAACCCTGTTTATGCTAGCAGAATAAATTGGAGTAGTTCCTCCAACGGCGGCCTCCGAAGAGAAAGAATCAGCAACACGATACGCATAATCAAATTGAAACTTTGGGTATTTTAGAGCAGCGTCAGTGCCGTCTGTCAGTTCCCCTTTGTTGTTAAATGACCCAGTGGTTCCCCCTAGGGCACTTCCTAAAGCATTTCTGGCTTGGTGAAGGTTTACAATATAAGAATATTCTAATACTGACTCTTCATAATGATTGTATACGTTAACCGCTTTTATTTCAATATCAAGTACATCACCGCCCAATCTTTTGTAGGTGTAAGCAACTTGAGATGCCGCACCAGATATAAAAGCAGCACTACCAGTATAGTATCCAATAGCTAAAGATGAAGCTACATCACTTGTAGATCCAGTTGCTGGTAAAACGACAGCACTTGTTGAAGATGTCGGTGTTAAAGATGGAAATGACATTAAGGAATCCTCCGCTACACCTAATTAGTTGATACAAAAGGAAAACCTCCGATGACGATACATCGGAGGCAAAGCATTACACACACACATTTATTATTTTTTGGAGGAGATAGATTTCGAACTGGTTTTTGTATTTGTTTTTCTTGCCCTCGTAATTGTTTTACGAGGGGCTCGTTTTCTTGTTGTTTTCTTTACCTCAACCTTTGGTTCCTTAGTCACAACTTTCACCGGTTCGGCTTCTGTCATAAACTTTGGCTCCTCGAGAACGACAGGTTCTTCTACAGCCGGTTCAGGATTTTTAGTTTTTAATTCTTCAATTTTTTGTGAGTTCTCAACAAGAGTAGGCTGGGGAGCAGTTTCCTGCTCTCCCGTTAGCCTAGCAATTCTTGCTAATATTTTCGCTCGTTTTGCTTTACGACCCATTAGTTACCTCTGTTACGCTATACCAACAACAGCAGCAGTGTCCGCACCAACGATGACTCCACTGACATACCATTGTGAACCATCAGAGACTAATTCAAGCCATGAACCTTCTTTGATTCCAGCACCATCAGTAATGGTTAGTACATCACCAGTTCCACCCAAAGCCTGTCCGCCTTGAGTTACGGCCCCAGAGGCAACAAGTGTATTAACAAAACCGACAATATAATTAGCGGTACTAGCAGCAGTGATTGTTATGTCTCCACCAGTACCGGTGTTATCTCCAAAAAGAAATTTGAGATAAGCACCTTCTTTAGCCGCAGGTAATGTAATAGCACACCCTCCGGTGCATTTAAGAATATATAATTCACCAGACTCTGCCGAAGCAATTGTTTTGCTTGTACCGCTGATGGTTTCTACTCTCATAAGGGATGCGTTTCTTGACGCTCTTCCAACTCTAGCCATAATATATTTCTCCTTAATAATATTATAAATATGTGGGCTTCTGCCCAATTCATATGTAAATAGTTAATAGAAAAAGAAAACCCCCAACCAAGAAGGAAGGGGGCATCTTTTTTGATCTAATCTAGTGATTAGGATCCGGACTCACCGAGCAATCCGCGAATGATGACAAGGCCATACATATCAGGACGAACCATCTTCTTGGCATAACGAGTCATTACCCCTTTGCGAGGTACGAAGTCTTCAGGCCCGAAGATTGTTGGTGTAGTTTGCAGAGGCACGTATGGAGCATAAACATATCCACTTTCAAGGAAAGAAGAACCTTTACGGCCAACCAATACAAGGTTACGTGGGAAGTAAGGGTCAACGATAACGTCGAACTTACGACTCAAGGAACCAGACTTTACAGCGCCGATGTCGCCTTTGTCAGCATCAGCAGTAACATTAGCACGGAATCCAGAAGTGAATTCGAGAATGTTAGCACCTTCAGGAGACACAACAACATAGTTAGCACCACCACGAAGAGTCTTTCTGTGGATTTGAGCAGAAACATCATTGATAGTTTCAATGAGAGTCTCATACCATTCACTAACAGTACCAGTGAAGTCAGGAGCAGCAGCAGTAGCGCCCAATTCCGCACCAGTTGAACGGTTAACGAACAACCCAGGAGACCGAGACCAGTAGTAAGTAGCAGCAGTTGCGCCATTTACGAGGTCAGCAAGAATCTCACGATCGATTTCAAGAGCAATTTGCTCAGAAAGGATAGAAGTCAATTCTACCTCAGCATCCAAGTTGTGGTAAGCGTTCAAGTCTTGACCCAATTCTGGAGTCCACTTGGCTTTCAACTTCTTGGTTTGTGCTGTGATAGCGGTTGAATCAACCTTGATGTCGATTTCAGGGATCTCAGAAGAGCCTTCCAGAGCAAAGTTGTTACTAGAAGAACCAACAGCTCCAACAGTACCAGCGGCTGGGATAGAATCTTTAACCGGGAACGTAAGAGCGCCAATGGCAAGAACCGCAGCGTCGAACGCACCAGACGCACCAGCAGTAATACTGGTACCAACACAGACATAGCGAATTGCCTTCAAAGTTGTAGCCGCTTCAGAAGCCGCAACATTTTGAGTCAATCGACGAATTTGTGCTGTCAAGGTACTGATCGCACTATCAGTTGATGTTAAGTTAGTCAAGTTGATAGTGAAAGCCCCGAGGTTATCAAAGTCAGGATCTCCATTGTTAGCGTCATGTTCATTTTCCTCGATGTCGACAACAACAACAGAAAGAGTACCGGCGGTATTGGCCAGAAGGTCAGCATCGTAATTGATGAGTTTCATGTTGGCTTCTGATACGTTTCCGTTGAGCAAGAAACTGCTCTTAAGAGAAGCGCTGCCCACACCTTGAGCAACAGTTGTTGCGTTACTTCCACTTGGAGAGGAGTAAGCATAACCCATAGTAGTACGAGGACCAGAAAGGTCTTCATGGTTGGTTTGACCTATGAGATTAACACCATCAATGATACCAGACGCTAGTTTGTCAGTACCAAAGATAGAAGCAGTGCCATCAGCAGTATTACCCATACGAGGTGAGGTTGCTGATCTTCCGTTTTGCTCATCTCCAAAAGAGAAGTCAAGGAAGAAGATCAGTCCACTAGGGAGTGACATTGGTTGAACGCTTACAAGATCGTTAGCGATCAGTCCGGCGAATACACGACGAACGATAGGGAAGGCAACAGCAGCGAAACCTTCTACGTCACCAGCACCCAATGAAGAAGCCTCACGAAGAAGTTCCTTCGCTTGGTTTTCCAAAAGACGAGCCATAGTGCTCTTCTGGTGATCAGTTTGAAGGCCTTCGAGCAAACCAGTTGATGACCACTTATTAAGAAGAGCTTCGCCTTCTTGAGCCATATCACGGTTCACAATACCTTCGGTTAATTTTTGTACAATAGACATAATATTTAACCTCCTTAAGATTTATTTTTTAATGCCCGCAAGTTTCTGCATTTTCTTCATAAAAGAATCGTCAGAATTCTTGCTTTCGTTTATGTTTTGTCTCGAATTTAGCATAGAGGATAGATTCGAACGCCTGTTTACGGTTTCATTCAGTGATTGTGGAGCCTTTTGTTTTTGGGATCCCACTGTTGCCCTTAGCGTTTCATGTAAACTCTTTGCCTCCTTTGGAGACTCCGCGGTTGCGATGGCTTCGACAATTTTAGTTTTTTGTCGCTCATTCAAGGAGGCATCATTTAAAGTGCGGTTTTGGTAGAGAAGCTTTGCGTTTGAAAGCAAAGTGTCCTCAAGTTTTTCGTTCAATTTATGAACAACGGACTCAAGTTTTTCATTTTGTTCCTTGAGTACCAAAAATGTTTGTTGAAGTAAGTCTATCTCTTGTTTGGCTTCTTGGAGATGATTGTCTTCCTCGGAATCTTCTTCCTCTTCATCATCATCGGAGTGGGCGTCTTTGGCTTCTTCCATGTCTCTCTTATATTCTAGAGATCCTTCGTTGGTGTCAACCCAGCCATCTTTGGCTTCGCCCATATCAACATTGATATCTTCTTCAATTAATTCTTCATCGTATTCAGACAATAGGTCTAAAAGTTCTTGGAGTTGCATGTCAGCCCCTTCATCTTCCCCTCCTAGATCGCCAAGAAGGTCATCTATTTCGCTTCCAGCATCATCAGTGGGTGTTTCCTCTGCTGTTTCATCAGGACTCAAGGAAAGGTCATCTACGGCCTGTTCTGGAGCAGCACCCATTTGTTGTTCTTGGTCTGACATGGATAGTTCAATAGCATCCAAATCTATCTCAACATTTCCATCAGCGTCCACATTGTCTATCATCGCGGTAAGGGTGACGGATTGGGTCTCTCCATAGCGTGAATCCCAGGCTGGGGGTGCCTCAATGTCGGTAGGGGGAGCAGTTGAAATGTCACCAGCGGCGTCCATCTCTTCTTCTTGAAGGATCTGATCTTCTGTAGCTTCTGACAATTCTGACTCCTTTACTGTGAAAGGTTTCCCGTCAGATTCCGACACTGTAACGTTTCCATCTTCGTCTGCTTCATGGATCACTGTAACAGATCTTCCTTGATACATCCGAGTTTCAACGATGGTGTTATCCAACATTGCTTCTACGGCTTCTTTTATTTGAGGAGCGTACTTCTCAATAATCGATTGTTCTGCGTTTTTGAGGGCAGCCTCACGTAGAGCTGCAGCATCTACAATTGCTTGTTCTAACATGTTAGACATTAACATATCTCCTAGAAATACTATT